GAAGTACGGCGAGCCGCTGGTGATGGTGCAGAACAGTTGGGGCCGGTGGAACAGCGGCAGCCGGAAGGTGCTCGGCACGTCGCTGGAGATCCCTGAAGGCGGTTTCTGGGCCAAGTGGTCAGCCATCAGCGGGCGCTATGCCATTGCCTTCAGCGGCGTTAACGGCTGGCCTGCACAGAAGCTCCCCAACTGGGGACTAGGGGAAATCATATGAAAACCGCTGCCCTAGTCGTTGGCGTGATGATGATGGCCGCAGCTGCGGTTCCATCCGACCCTTCCCTGTCTGCGGATCTCGCCTGCGAGGCGGCGCGTATGTTGGTCTACCAAGCGGCAACGCCGATCAAGCCGACATCCGATTCCTGTGAAAATTGCAGCGGCCTCGGACGGCTCGGAGATGGTCGCGTTTCCACGATTTGCCCCATCTGCAAAGGCACCGGCAAGAAACCCAAGGCTGCCTGTGCCAACGGGAGGTGCCCACTATGAGCCTCGAAGACCTCGACGCCTACGTGTGGTCGAAGCTCTCAGCCAGGCGGCACATGGCGGGGAAGGCCCTTGTGTCGAGGCTGGCACACCGCGTGGTCCGCAAGTGGCCCCACGTCGCCATGAGCCAGACGAGGCCGGAGCAGTACGCCGTAGTCACAGACGAGATCGCCCGCAGCATCGAGCGGAGCGAACGGCAGAACTACCAAATGGGCATCATTCTGACGCTGGTGCTGGGTGTTCTCATCCAGGAGATCGTCAAGGCAGTGCTGCGGTGGTGGCTGGAATCTGCAAGCAATCGAATCCAACTCTTAGGCTGGCAGACGGAGATGCGTAAGCGATGACAGACGAAACGAAGAACACCATGTTTGCCATCATCGAGCGGTGGGGATTTCCCACGTTGGTGGCGATTGCGTTCGGCTGGGTGCTTCGCCAGGACGTTTTGCTGCCGCTGGTGTCGGCGCATCAGGAGTTCGTCAGTCAGTTGGGCGAGACTCAGCGGGAGATCAGCGGCGCGATCCGCGAGCAAACCCGCTTGCTCTATGCCCTACAACCAAAGTCTGCCGCCACGGTGATGCCGGAAACCGACCGGCAGAACTAAGACGCGATATCACCTCCAAGAGCGCAATTCACAGGATTACGAAAATGGCAATGTCGCCCCGATTGTTGCGGCCGACTCCGAGCGGCTTCGACCCCCGCAGGATCGGCAACTTAGCGGCGTGGTTTGATGCCAGCGTTTCTTCATCAATCACGCTCAACGGAAGCACGGTATCGGAGTGGCGTGACCTGAGTGGGAACGGAAGGCACGCTGTTCAGGCGACGGCTGCCGGTCAGCCGACCTATGTAAATAGCGGACTCAGCGGAAAGAGTGTGATTGAGGCTTCTGCTCCCGGTAAGTCAATGAAAACGGCGGCATTTCCTGCCGGACTTCCGCAGACTGTTTTTGTGGTTGCCAAAGCGACCGCCAACAACGGCGGCATATTTCAGCGAGGAGCGATAAACACAGTCCACTCGCTTCTTCGGACAACGGACGCATTTCAGGCGCGTCGCGGGCAGTTCGCCACTTCGACAGTACTATCAGCGAACAGCGACTACAACATTTTTACGTGTGAGTTTCAGTCAAACCTAACGCGGCTGTCTGTAAATACGCTGCCAGCAAACGACAGCACAACGCTTGCCACCGGAGACGCAGCGGCAACTGACGACCGGACGCTTGCGCTATTCAATCTTGACAGCACGTTCAGCCTGATCGGCGGAATCGCTGAAGTCCTCTACTACAACGCTGCGCTTTCGGTTTCTCAGCGACGGATTGTCGAAACCTACCTCAGCCGCAAGTGGGGCATTGCTATCGTCCCCCCTACCGCCTCCAACGCCGACGCCCAAGCGTGGATCAACAACGTCTACGCCAACGGCGGCACCGTCAGCACCGCGACGGCGAACGCGGTCAACACGTTCTGCACCAGCATTGAATCGGCGGGCATCCGCGACAGGTTCTACCGGCTGAATCTGTTCGCAGGCACGGGCCTATCGGCCGCACTGGTGCCACTCTACAGAGGCACGTCGCTGGGCGGGACGCAGACGGGCAACGTCACCGATACGAACGTCGGGCCGTTCGTCAGCGGGGACTACAGCGAGACCGTCGGGCTGACATCAAACTCCGACACCAAACACCTGCGCACCGGGCTAAACCTGAACGCTATGGATGCGTTTACGACAGGTCACTTTATGTCGGCGATTGGTGCCTACCCTGGCGCGGTGCAGTACCCGATTGGCGCGGTGGACGGCTCCGACAGATACGTTTTGCAATTGCGCACCGACCGGGCATTTTGGGGCAGCACAACTCCCACTTCGCCTGCCAGTAACAACCTTATCAGCGCCAACGGAATGGCGCTCATGACGCGAGAGTCGGCGACAGCGCTAACGCTCTACAACGGCAGCACATCCGTCGGGACGGTAACCAGCAGCATTACTCCAGCGGGCGGCAGTGCGGAGGTCTACGTTTACCGCACAGACGAGTCCGTAGGCAGCTTCCCGGCTTATGTCGGGAACATGAGGGCATACAGCATCGGCCGGGCTATGACATCGGCGCAGGTGGCGTCCCTCTACACCGCAATGCAGTCGCTCCAAACCTCACTAGGCAGGACGCAAGCATGACACTGGCCGACCTCACGCTGCCGGTTGAACTCACTTGGGCCAGGGACTACGCCTTGGTCTTCCCGGCAGCCCTTGCCCAACGGCTCGCCCAGGTGCAGGCAGAGCATGGCGACCCACGCCACGTTCCAAACGCTCGCCCTCTGACAGATGGGCGGTTCATGCTGAACGCTGACATCCTGACTGAGTGCTTGCCGGGCGGGCTTCTGCACGGCGGATTCTCACACTTGGATGCCGAGCGGTTTGCCGACATCCAAGTGATGCCGATGGCGGATGCTGTCGCCCTGCTGGCGATGGATGCGTGACGCTATCCCAACTATGTAGCGGTGTGCGCTCTTGCACCAGCATACGGCCTAGTATCGCCGGGCAGTATCACGGCAGTTTCCGGCGGCGGAAACCTCGTCACATGGGAAAAAGTGCATAGGTTTTCTTACCGAATCCATATGCGAAAAGCATCACAAATGATGGCTTCGATGATATGATTTGGGGCGGTCTCTGATAGCCCACAGCCTATCGCTACACTACGGCCGCACCGTACACCGGGCGAGTGTAGTGAGCCGATAAACCGTAGTAAACTCGCTATAAATGCCAACCGCCACACTACGATTCGACCTGAGCGACCCCGACGACGAGCAGGCCCACCGCTGGGCGCTCGCGGGCCGGGATGCCCTGATTGCCCTAGAGGCGATTGACCAGCACTGTCGCGGACGGCTGAAGCACGGCGAGCCAACGGACGCCCGCAAGGAACTGGAAGAAATACGCAACACAATTCCTTACGAATTGTTGAATCTGTTGCGCTAGAGAGCGAAGGGAGAGACATGACGATCAAAGACATTCGGGGCGTGATCGGCAAGCGTGTCTGCATCGACCTCGACACCGGATGCAGAGGGCGAACGTCGTGGAGGCAGCAGCTCCCCGGCACGGTCATTTCTGCCAGCCAGATTTCAGAGAACACGCAGTTTCAAGGGTGGCGAGGGCGGACACCGGTAGTTGAAATGCTGGTGCGGCTCGACGATGGCCGCGAGTACCCATGCACTGACTGCGATGTGTTTGGGTGGATCGTCCCGGTGAACGACGCTATCCATTGAGAAGACGGCCACCCCTGCTACTGCAAGGGGAACGGCACCGCCCCCTACTCTGGACGGCACAGGAGACCACACATGTCCGATGCCACGATCAGCCGTAAGCACAGGGATTTCGACATCACCCTGCACACAGCCACCAGCCTGGCGACCACGCTCGACATGCGTGACGTTGCAGGGGCTGTAGTCTCGTTTGGCACCATGAGCACCGCTGCCACGTCGCTACAGATGTGGGTGGGTTCCGCCCCTACTGGTGCGTTCCGCCGCTTGTACAAGGTGGATGGCAGCGTGGCTGACCTGACGCTGGCCGCCTCGACCACAGAAGGCCGGGCATACGCTTTGCCCGATGAAGTGTTCGGCACCGAGTACCTGAAGATCGTCAGCGCCACGACAAACAGCACGGGCACGACCGGCTTCGTGATGTTCAAGAGCTAGGCCAATGCCTACACGCATGCCCAGCCACAGGCCGCCACGTCTACGGACGCGAGGCCCAAGGCGTGACGACACGGCCAGGCCCAACGCTGCCGCACGGGGCTACTGCGACAAGGCACACAAGCTGTGGCGTCAGGCTGTGCTGACGCGGTGCAGCTGGCAATGCGTTGACTGTGGCCGCGTGGATCACGGACGTGGGATGCACGCGGACCACATCGTGCCCATCATGCAGGGCGGCGATCGGTACGACGTGGCGAACGGTGCGGCGCGGTGCCTAGCCTGCCACAGCAGGAAGACGGCACGGGAGAACGCTTGACCAGCACCTAATCATGCGTACATTTGCCCCCGCTTAAGGAGGAGCACGTGTCAGCGTGGAAGCCAAGGTATTGCCATAGTTGCCGCGTGCCCGTAAAGCGAAAGCGTGGCAAAAGAGACTCTGGCAAGTATTGCAGCAGGAAGTGCTACTTCGATGCTGTGCGGTCTGGAACCCAGCAGTTCAAAGGGCGAGTGCAGGACACATGGGCTGGCTTTACTGATTGGGCCTTCGCATGGGATTCACAAAGGCCACGGCCACGGAAGCAGCGAAATAGGAAAGCACGGCCCGCATGCCAGCATTGCGGTAAAGAGTGCAACGAAGGTGCCTCGCGGTTTTGTTCGTATGACTGCGTTAAGGCGTGGCGCGGGATAAGGCAGTGCGAGCTGTGTGGTTCTGTTGTTCCTGACTCCAACGCCTACAGCAAATGCAGGTGTGCTGAATGCAAAGCGATAGCAAAGAAAGATGCCAACCGCAGGGGCAAAAAGAAATACGGACGCAACCATAGGCAGAGAGCACGCCATCACGGTGTTGAGTACGTGTCGGTCGAAGTGAGAGCGATATATGAGCGAGACGCATGGCGTTGCCAGATATGCAATCGCAAGTGCAAACCAGCCTATATCGTCAATAAGAGTGATGGCAGGCCTCATCCTCGTTCGCCTACCCTGGATCACATAAGGTCAATGGCAGACGGTGGCAACCATGAACCCGGCAACCTGCAATTAGCTTGCTTCGAGTGCAACACAAAGAAGGGCGCTGCGTCGCGTGGGCAATTAAGGTTCGCACTGGCCTGACGAATAGGCCGCCCATACTACCTATACCCCCACGGCATGCCTATCATACCGACCTGCGCCGTAACAAACCACCCGGTTATCCTCTAAACACACACCGTCGAAATTGGAAGTTTGGTATGGGCAAGGGACGCAAGCCGACTCCTAAACCGCTCCTTAAGCTTCGTGGCTCTGAAATTAGGGGGCCGCATAAGACCGGAATCGACGCGCCGCCTGGAGTTCCCCCGTCGCCGGATTGGCTGGCCGATGTCGCCCGTGCCGAGTGGGAGCGGATCGTCCCCATGCTCGAAGCGTCCAAGGTGATGAGCCCGCGACACCAGCAGACACTTGCGGCTTACTGCGATTCCTTTGCCGACATGGTGGAAGCCGATCGGGAACTCAAGGCGAACGGCACCACAATCATGGACGACAAGGGTAGGGTAACTAATCACCCGGCGTGGAACCGGAAGCGTGACGCACGAAACCAGATGCTGAAGTTCGCCGCCGAGTTCGGCCTCACCGCATCTGCACTTTCAAGGGTTTCTGCCGTTGACCAAGGCCCGCAAGCAGACGAAGACGACGCCCGCATGTTCGCTTGATGCGAAGGCTGCTGATATTGCGGTGCGGTTCTTCCAAGAGAACCTGACGCACAGCAAGGGTGAACTCGGTGGCAAGCCGTTCCTGCTGGAGCCGTGGCAGAAGGAATACATCTCCACGCTGTTCGGCACGATGAACGGCAACGTTCGTCAATTCAGAACATCACTGCTGGCAATCCCGCGAAAGAACGGGAAGTCCACGCTATGTGCTGGCATCGCCTTGAAGCTTCTTTTCGATGGCGAACCCGGCGCTGAAATCTATTCGTGTGCCGCCGATCGTGACCAGGCCCGCCTGGTGTTCGAGATGGCGAAAGTGTGCGTGGAGAACTCGCCCAAGTTGCGGGGCAGGCTGCGTGTGTTCCGTAACTCCATCGTGCGTGAGGACACGCACAGCACTTACAAGGCGTTGTCTGCCGAGGCGTTCACGAAGCACGGGTTAAACGCTCACGGGATCATATTCGATGAACTGCACGCGCAGTCCGACCGTGAACTCTGGGATGTTATGACCACCTCGACGGGAGCCCGGCGGCAGCCGCTGTGCGTGGCGATCACCACGGCAGGCTTCGACCGCAAGAGCATCTGCTGGGAGATCTGGAAGTATGCCCTGGCGGTGCAGGACGGGGCGATCAAAGATCCCACCTTCCTGCCTGCGATCTATGCCGCCGATCCTAAAGACGATTGGACGAAGCCAGCGACGTGGAAGAAAGCGAATCCGAACCTTGGCGTAAGCGTGAAGCTCGACGACCTGCGGGTGCGTTGCAAGCGTGCACAGGACATGCCCAGCGAGGAGAACACCTTCCGGCGTCTGCACCTGAACCAGTGGACAGAGCAGGACACGCGGTGGCTGCGAATGGATCATTGGGCGCAGGGCAACGAGCCGTGCCCGGTGATGCTCGACGGCAGGGAGTGTTTCGCGGGGCTCGACCTCGCCAGCACGTTTGACACCACTTGCTTTTGCCTGCTGTTTCAGTTGGATGATGGCCGGTTTTGGGTGGAACCCCACTTCTGGATTCCTGAAGAGAACATGCGGGAGCGGGTGAAGCGGGATCGCGTTCCATATGACCAGTGGGCGAAGGAAGGGAAACTCCACCTGACGCATGGGAACGTCACCGACTTCGACCAGGTGCGTGCCGACATCATGGTGCTGGCGAAGAAATACAACATTCGGCAGGTGGCGATCGACCGCTGGAACGCCACGCAGCTGTCCACGCAACTGCAAGGCGATGGCGTGAACGTCTTAGGATTTGGGCAGGGCTATGGCTCAATGAGTGCCCCGGCCAAGGCGTTAGAAGGTCTGGTGGTTGGCGGCAAGTTGCTGCACGGCGGGCATCCGGTGCTGGCGTGGCAGGCGTCGAATGTGGCGATACAGAGCGATCACGCAGGCAACATCAAGCCAAGCAAGCAGAAATCAAACGAGCGGATCGACGGCATCGTGGCCCTGACTATGGCCCTTGGCATCCACGCGACATCCACGGCACCAGCGCCCGAACAATCCTGGGACATCATGAGCATATGAGTACCGAAAACGCCGTACCCGATTTCAAGATGTTCGACCTTCGCGGGATCGACTGGACCGATGGCGGCAGCAACCGCACACCGTCAGGCATCCGCGTGACGGCCGACAACTCGATGGCCTGCTCTGCGTACACGGCTTGCATTCGCGTCATATCGGATGCGGTATCGTCGCTGCCGCTGCACGTCTACGAACGGCTTGCCAACGGTGGCAAGGCGAAAGCCAGCACGCATCCTGTGTATCGGTTGCTGCACACGCAGCCAAACCCGTGGCAGACGGCGCAGGAGTTCAGGGATTGGATGACTGGGATGTACCTGCACTACGGTGCGAGCTACGCCGAGATCCGGCCCGGTGGCCGTGGTGCCATCTCGGAGTTGTGGCCGCTGCACCCGAGCCGGATGGAAGCCGAGCGGCTTGAGGATGGCACCCTCCGCTACCGATACCGCGAGCCGAGCGGCAAGCAGACGATCTACAGCCAGAGCCAGATATTCGCCCTGCGGTTCACCACAGAGGACGGCATCAAGGCGATCCCCACGTACAAGATTTTCCAGAACGCCATCGGGCTGTCGCAGGCTCTTGAGGCCCACGGTTCCACCTACTTCGGGAACGGTGCCCGCCCCGGCATCGTGCTGGAGTCTGAGAACCCGATTCCGGTGGAGGCCGCCGAGCGGCTGCGTGAGCAATGGGAGCGGATGCACCGGGGCGCTGATCGTGCCTTCCGAACGGCTGTCCTGCCCAACGGCGTGAAGGCCCACGAACTTTCCGGCAGCAATGAGGCAGCCCAGTTCCTCGAAACGCGGCAATACCAAGTCATCGAGATCTGCCGGGCGTTCCGCGTGCCGCCGCACATGATTCAGGATCTCACCAGAAGCACGTACAGCAACATCGAAGTGCAGGGAACGGAGTTCGTGCAGCATTGCCTGCTGCCGCACCTGAAGCGGTGGGAAGCAGCGATCAGCCGCGACCTTATCGTTGATGACGAAACGTATTTTGCCGAACACAGCGTTAGCGGCTTGCTTCGTGGCGACCACGCCAGCCGATCGGCCTACTACGTTTCGGCGCTCCAAAACGGTTGGATGACAGTGAACGAGATCCGCGAACTTGAAAACCTGAACCCGATCGGGCCAGAAGGCGACAAGCACTTCGTTCAGTTGAACATGACCACGCTGGACAAAGTTGGGCAGCAAGCACCGGAGCCGATGCCAGCGATTGAAGACGAGGCCGAACAGGAGGAGACCCCAGATGGAAATTGAACGCCGCGACTTCGCCTTTGAGGACGATAACGAACTGATGATTGAAAGCCGTGCCGATGGCCGGGCTGCCATCATCGGGTACGCTGCCGTCTACAACCGCCTGTCGCTCGATCTGGGTGGCTTTAGGGAAGAGATCCTGCCGGGAGCCTTCGACAAGATCCTGAGCCGCCAGAGGGGCAAGGGCGACGTGGTGGCACTGTTCAACCACGATTCCAATATTGTGCTGGGCCGTTCATCGTCTGGCACGCTCGAACTCTCCAGCGATGACAAGGGGCTGAAGTACGTGGTGACGCCACCCGTCAGCCGGGCCGACGTGCTCGAACTGATTCAGCGGCGCGACGTGCGGGGTTCTTCGTTCGCCTTCACGGTGGACCCGAAGAATGAATCCTTCCGCACTGGCGAGGACGGCAAGGCTGTGCGCCAAATTCGGGAGGTGAGCGGCCTTTACGATGTGGGTCCGGTTTTGGTGCCAGCGTACCCGCAGACATCCGCTTCGGTTGCCCTGCGATCCTACGAAGCCTGGCTGGCAACGCAGGAAGAGCCTGCCGCCCCAGAGGTGGTTGCTGAGATTGCGAAGCGTTCGCTGGTGCGTGATGCCGCCGCGGCATGGACTCTGAGGCTGCGAAATGTCTGAAGTGCGGTGCCAGTGCGGTGAGCGTCTGCGGACTCGTTCCAGCCGACCGGTTGGCAACGAGCGGCAGCGGTACATGCGGTGCCCCAAGTGCGGGGCACGCGGAACTTGTTTTGTCCACACAACACATTCCGAAGTGCGGTACTGCAAGACACGCACCGACCGGCAATAGCGTGAACTCCACGGCAATACCGCCGCTGGAGATTACGCACACATGGACAATCTGAAGAAGCTTCAGGACGAAGCGGTTTTGCTTGCCAACCGGATCGACGCAGTTCGTGCCATCGAAGGCGACGAAGACAAGATCGCGGAGCGCGACCTCGAACTGGAAACGCTGAACAAGCGTGCTGGCGACCTGTCGAAGAAGATCGACTTCGAGAAGACGATTGCCGACTCGGCCAAGAACCTGCGTTCGGTTGTCGAGCGTTGCAGCCCGGCACCCGAAGTGACCGAAGAGCGTAAGGCTGACCGCATCGAAGCGGTTCCGTTCTCGGGCCGCCTGCGTGCGTTTGAGAACGCCAAGGATGCCTACTCTGTTGGCATGTGGTTCAAGAGCAAGTCCGGTGACGCCGAGGCGAAGCGGTGGTGCCAGGATCACGGCATCGAGGCTCGTGCTCAGGGTTCGACCGGCAGCACCACGGGTGCGGCCTTCGTGCCCGATGTTCTGTCTTCGACCGTCATTCGTCTTGTTGACGAGTATTCGGCCTTCGCTCAGAACGCACAGAACGTGCAGATGCCGAGCGACGTGCTGCTGTTCCCGCGTCGGACTGCCGGTGCCACTGCTTACTGGATCAACGAGAACGTGGCCATCACGGCCAGCGATCCCACCAGCAACCAGGTGACGCTGACGGCGAAAAAAGTTACTGGCGCAGTGACGATTGCCAGCGAGCTTCTTTCTGATTCGCTCGTTTCGATTTCCGATTGGATCGCGGCTGAACTGGCTTTGACTCTTAGCAACGCTGTGGAGGATGCTGCGTGGAGTGGCAACCCGAGCAACGCCCCAGCGGTTGCCGGTCTCGTCAGCACCTACACGGGTGGGCTTCTGGCTGCGTCTGCTGCCACCTACGCCGCATCGCTGGTGACGGCTGCCGGTGACACGCCCGACGAAGTGACGAAGGCGAACCTGCTGGCGATGATGGCCAAGGTTCCGCAGCACTCGCGTCAGGGTGCCAAGTGGTTCTGTTCGCCGTTCTTCTTTGCGTCCTGCATGCAGTCGCTCGATCTCGCCCAGGGCGGTTCGGTCGGACTCTCGCAGGGCATGGGCCTCACCTTCCTTGGCAGCCCGGTGGTTCTCACCGACCGGCTCCCGAGCGGTGCGGACTCGACGGGTGCGATCATGGCGCTGTACGGCAACATGGCCAACAGCTCCTACTACGGCGTGCGGCAGGGCATCGAGATCGCTTCGAGCGACCAGGTGAACTTCCTCAGCGACCAGACGGTGATTCGCGCCGTGGCTCGCGTGGCGATCACGCACGCCAACCTTGGCACTGACACCGTGGCTGGCCCGATGATCGGCCTTGTGGGTGCGTGAGCCTGACGGCTTGACGTGATGTGCAAACTAGGCGGGCCGCTCCAACTCGGGGCGGCCCGCTCTATTTCTAAGAGGCACGCATGATCGTCAAAGTCGGTAACACGGAAGCCGACATCCGGGTGGAAGCCGTGCTCTCGATGCCCAGGCTCTCGTTTACGGCAAACCACTTCGCGTGGGCACAGGCACTCATGCCGCTGGGGATTCGCCCCACGATGGGCACTGGTGCGTTCTGGGACCAGGTGAATACCCGCGTCATGGAGCAATTCATAGACAAATGCGAATATTTGCTGTGCATTGATTACGACACGTTTTTCACGAAGGAAGACTGCGAACATTTGTTCGCCCTGGCGATGACGTTCCAGTGTGACGCCATCACCGGGCTGCAAACCAAGCGGGAAGACGGCCGCCCGATGCTCACATTGAAGGGCACGCTGGACAATCCACCCAAGGACGGCACCACAAGCCTGCCTGCTTCGTGGTTCGCAGAGCCTGTGCAGGAAGTCGATACGGCACACTTCGGCCTTACCGTGATTTCTACGGCGGCCCTGAAGCGTGCGAAGAAGCCTTGGTTCCTTTCGACGCCCGGCCCTGACGGTTCGTGGAACGACGGCCGCGTCGATCCCGACATTCACTTTTGGCGCAACTGGCGAGAGAGTGGCAACCGCGTCTACGTCACGCCCCGCGTGGTTTTGGGCCACGGCGAGTACGTGGTGACGTGGCCGGGCAAGAACCTTGGCACGCCTGTTTTCCAATGGACAACTGACTTCACGAACACCAGCAAGAAGCCCGACACTGCATGGAGCGTCCCCCAATGACCAAACTACGAATACTGCGGCCTTTCCGTTCCTACCGCACCGGCCAGGTGGTAGAGATCCCCGGCGGTCTGGCCGCAGAGTTGGTCGCCAAGCGGTTCGCCGTCGAAGAGCGGCAGCAGGATTTGCTAGAGACTGCGGCCCTTGAGCCTGCCACAGAAACGGCCGACGCCACGCCCAAGCGGAGACGCAGGAAATGATGTACCGCAGCCTTGCTAGAGCGACTGCCCCCGTGGTCGAGCCTGTGACGCTTGCCGAAGCGAAGGCACATTGCCGGATCGACACGGCCACCGACGATGCCTACGTGTCGTCACTGATCACGGCAGCCCGCGAGTGGTGCGAGCAGTACCTCGACCGGACGCTGGTACACACCCAGTGGGTCATGCGGTTCGACAAGTTCCCGCCTGACGGCACCATGGACATCGAACTACCCCGCCCGCCGATGGCAGCGGCTGGCACAACCACAGCGGTGGCCCTGACGTTCACCTATGAGAACGGCACGACGGCCACCTACGGCACGGGCAGCTACCGGGTGGATCGCAATGCCACGCCCGGCAGCGTCAAGACGCTCTACGGCCAGACGTGGCCGCCGCACCTGCAAGACGACAACGCTATCAGCGTGACCTGGTGGGGCGGTTACGGTGCCAGCGGCAGCGATGTGCCAACGGCGATCCGGCACGCCATGCTGATGCTGGTGGGGATGTGGTTCGAGCGGCGCATGGCGGCAGACTCAATGAGCGGCGATGAAATCCCGTTCGGTGTGAAGTCGCTCCTAGACTCGCAGCGGTGGGGCTCCTACCGATGATTGACGCAGGGAAGCTCCGCGAGCGTATCACGGTCCAGATCGCCAGCGGCACAACCAACGCTTTGGGCGAAACGGTGCTGGCGTGGGCAGACTCGTCTGCCGTGTGGGCCAGCGTTGAAGGCGTGAGCGCCCGCGAAGCCTTGGCTGCCGGGCAGCAGGAAACCACTATCAGCCACAAGGTTCGGCTGCGTTACCTGCCTGGCCTCAGCCAGAACATGCGGTTCTCGTGGCGGTCCCGCACGCTCGACATCGTGAGCCTGCTTGAACACGGCAACCGCAGCGAACACGAAGCCATTTGCCAGGAGCAAATTCCCTAATGGCAATCTTTGCTGGTGAGCCGCTGATTAAGCTGGCCCTCGGGCGTGGCAAGGAAGCCAAGGCGTGGTTTTCCCTTGCGCCGCTGGATGACGTGATTGCCGAACTGAAGAAGCTCGATAAGGACATCAGCAACCGCTACCAGGCCCGTGCCTTGAAGAAGGCGTCGAAGCCCGGCAAGGACGCCCTGCTGGCACAGGTGCGAAGCATCGGGCAGGTGACGGGCAACCTGCTGGCGAGCGTGACAGATCGCACGAAGAAGTACACCAACAATAAAACGAACACGCCCGTGTCGGTGGTGGTGATCGGCTTCCGTAGGCCGACCGGTGGCGGCAGTCAGCGAATGGCTGAATCGGCCTTCGGCGGTTCTGTGCAGAAGGGACCGAACCGGGCGTACCACTCCCACCTGGTGGAGTTCGGCACCAAGGGGCGGCGCAGCCCAGGCAAGAGCAAGGTGGTGAAACGCCGCCGCGTGATTCTCGACGGGCGGATCATCACGCAAAAGGACAGGGTGAAACAGCGGCCAGAGAACAACCCGCGCGAAATGCTGTCGTCTTGGAACACCAGGCGTGGCAAAGGATCGTGGCAGGGCAAGTACCCCATCGACTTCATCGCCACGGGATCGGTCGCCCCCATGCCTGCACTGCGCCCGCTGGAGAAGGCTTTCCGGCAGTCGCTGCCTGCGATGAAAAGCATCCTTGACGTGGAAATGCGGAAGGCGTTGACGAATGCCCTACGTGCCCAGGAGCGCCGCAACAAGGCGGATGGAAAATGAAATCCCCCGAAGCCGTCATGCGAAACGCCCTAGTCACCACGACTGTGGTTTCGTCCATCGTTTCGTCTCGGATCTTTCCGCTGCTTGCGCCGCAGTCTGCGGCCCTGCCGTTCATCACCTACCGGCGCAGCGGCATCCGCAGGCAGCAGACGCTTAGCGGCCCGATGGGTGTCCCGCAGGTGAGCGTGGATTTCGACGTGTACGCCGCCACCTACGAAGGTGCCAGAGACTTGGCCGACAAAGTGCGGCAGCGTCTGGATGGGTACGGGGGCACGTTCGACAATGCAGAGGTGAAGCAGGTCTCGCTCGAAAACGAGCAGGACGACTTCGTACAGCTGGCGGGTGCTGAAATGCCGCCGGTCTATAGCGTCAAACTATCGTTCGATTGTTGGTGGCAGGAGACATAAGCAATGGCATCGACGCCCCATGACAGCAGCGGCACGACGGTAACCTTTCCGGGATTCACCGGCACCGTCACCAATCTGACGTACAACAAGAACGACGTGAATGCCGCCGACACTATCGACATTAGCCATCTCGGCCTGACGACCGGCGCTGCTGTCTTGACGCAGAACCGTCCGCTGGCTGGGTCTGCAACCGACACGGGGCGGGAAGTTTCGATCGACTTTGTTGGCACTGGCGGCCTAGACGACGGTGCCACCGGCACGCTGGCGATCACGGGCGGCCTGTCGCTGTCCAAGGCTGCCACCGTTGCGAGTTGCTCGGTGACGCTTGCAGTGAACGATGTCATCCGTGGCAGTGCTACCTTCCGCGTTGCCCGCTAGTTCACGGGAGGTTTTCCCGTGGCAAGTTACAGCACAGGCATCACGGTCACGTTCGACGGCGCGGCTGCCACCGAAGTGGTTGGCCTGTCGTGGACGTGGGGCGGCGGATTGCCCAAAGGCCGCAGCATTGTCTGGACTGACGACGCTGGCTCTGTCAACGTCGAGACGCTTGGTGCTGCGAGCACTGGCGCGTATGGCGTGCGTGGCACGCTGACGATTGCGGGTGGCGGCGTGGGCTTGACGTGTACTGCATGCTGCACGTCTGTGAGTGCGGCGGCTGAACTCAACGGAGTGACGCGCTACACAACCACATTCCAGATCATCCAATAAGGCAACCAATGTCACTGACAAGAGAACAGATCGACGCAGCCGACGACGCCAAGATCATCAAGGTGCAAGCCTTCGGCGGCGAATGCTGCTTGCGGCTCATGAGCGTGGGCGAACGTGATTCCTACGAGATGAAGCTAGTCGAGGCGGGCGGCAAGGCCATCCCCGACTTTCGCTCTGAATTGCTGTCCCGCACGCTCTGTGACGAGAAGGGCAACCTGATCTTCCCCGGTGAAGAAGGTGTCGAAGCCTTGAAGGTTCGCAGCAGCGACCAGATGCACAAACTGTGGCAAGCAGCCATGAAGCACAACGCATTGACTGAGGAGGAGATCAAGAGACTAGCGGGGGAATAAACGCCCGTCCGACGTTGCATTTCAAGATGCGTCTGGCGGGCCACCTTCGGATGACGTTGGAACAAATCGACGCAATGGATTCACGGGAGTTCAGTCGATGGATCGCGTACTCCAGGTGGTTCAGCCCGCTCGAAGATTCATGGACGCAGACCGGGATGCTTGCCAGTGCGATGCTGGCCCCGTACTGCCCGAAGGGTAAGACTCCGACCGCTGGCGATTTCATACCGATCGAAGACAAGGCACCGAAGCACTGGACGCAAATCCACTCGGTGCTTGAGCAGATGAAGAAGGACTTGGAAGGCTAGGCATGGCAAGCATCGGGCTAGGATTCACGCTGTCGGCAAATGCTCAAGGCATGTCCTCGGGCATCAATGCCGGTGTCGTTGAACTCCAGAAGCTCGGGTATGCCGCCAAGAAAACCCAGCAAGACGTTTCGACGCTGAAGACGATCGAACTTTCGCGGGTGTTCCTGTCGAGCGTGCAGACCGTTGCCGGGGCGTTCAATTCCTTCGTGGCTGGCTCTGCCGCTGCTGTGGCATCTGTGGACGATCTCAGCCAGCGCACGGGCGTATCCACGCAGACGCTTCAGGCGTACCAGTTCGCAGCCGAAAAGTCTGGCGTGAGCGTCGAGACGTTCGGCAAGGGTGTTCAGAAGCTCGGCATCAACTTGGGCGAAGCCCAGACCGGCAACAAGGGTGCCATCAAGTCTTTCGCGGATCTCGGGCTGTCGGTGCAGGAACTTTCCCGGCTGTCGCCAGAGGCTGCCTTCGAGGCTGTCGCGGCGGCGATCTCCCAGCTGCCCGGCCCGGCCCAGCAAGCGGCGGCGGCCGTCAGCCTGTTCGGCAAGAGCGGTGCCGAACTGGTGCCAATGTTTGCGGAAGGTGCTGGCTATCTCTCGGAGATGCGTGCCGAAGCGGAGCGGCTGGGTCTGGTGCTGAGCAAGGACCAGGTGCAGGGGCTGGCAACGCTGGACGATTCAATACAGGCAGTCTCTCTCACGTTCAGGGCGTTTCAGCAGCGTGTGACGGCAGAGCTCGCACCGTCGCTGATTGCTGCCGCTGAAAGCGCCGCCACGTTCATTTCAGCACTCAATGTTCAGGAGGTAGCGAAGTCTGCGGAAGCGGCGATCGGTGGCGTTGTGGCAGTTGCTAGGGCTGCCGCCGATGCGTTTCTGATTCTGTTTAAGGCCACTGCCCCGCTGGCATCTACGATCTTCCCGGTGATTGCCAACACGCTTCGCCTGATCGCCAACAACATGACCGGCGCAGCCGTAGGTGCGGTTGCCGCCGCTGCCGGTTTCGGAGCCTACAGCGTGTCTTGCATTGGGGCCACCGCCGCCACTGCCTTGCTCACTTCAGCAATTACTGCCCTTCTTTCCCGTACTGGAATTGGCGCTATCGTCGTGGTGCTCGGTACGGTGGGCGGCGCATTTGCAAGTTACGCAGTGGCAGGAACGTCTGGCGCTAATGAAGTCACAGCCGCTCTCGCAAAGAATGAGGGAGGGGCGAAGAATGTTAAAGAGCAATTCAACAAAGCCAAAGACGCCGCTAGGGCTTTTGCCGTTGATGCTGAAGCCGCATTCAAACTGCCCGCAGAGATCACCGACGCAACGCTGATTCAAGGCACTATTGAGGAAGCCACGAGCGGATTCAAAAAGATTGCCCAAGAGGCTGGCAAGCTTGGTGCAGTGCCGAGAGAAGTTGCCGATGCTTTTGAAGTGCTAAAGGCCCGCGTCGGTAGTCTTACGGACGAGTTCAAGGGGGCTGGCTTCAGCCAAGAAGCGATTGCAGAAGCTGCCCAGAATGTTGTCCGTGAAGTCAACAAGATCACCGACGCACGCAAGGCTGAAGAAGAAGCCACCAAGCGCGTAGCCGACACATCCGCCAAGGCCACAGAAGAGGCACGCAAGCGGGTGCAGGAACTTGTGCAGTCTGGCGTACCGGAATCCGAGAAATCCCGCCTGACGCTTTCACAGGATCTCTTGGCGATCAACAAGACGATCGGCGACTCGGAGAAGAACCTAGCCGACGCCCGCAAGGCTGGCGATGCCGTGGCGATTCAGCAGGCACAGGAGCGGCTGCGGCTTACTCAAGAGACGGCGGCGGCTGCGACTGACGCTGCCAGGCAGCAGGCACGGGACCGTGAACTGTCATCGCTGGGGCTCGACAAAGCCCTGCTGAAGCCCGTCGAGACTGTGAAGGATCAGTTCATCAAGGTTCGCCAAGCGTTCGATAAGGGGCTGGTGAACGGCGGCGAAGCACGCACTGCACTCCAGAACCTTGCCGCCGAGGGCATCAGCATCCGCAAGGAGATCGCCGCCGAACTTGCGCGACCTTCGCAGCAGGCATTGCAGGTGAACGACATCCGCACCCAGGAAGGTGCCTCGCAGTTTCTGGCACTGGCAACCGGCCGCCAAGATCCTGCACTGGAGCAGAGGCGTGCCCAGTTGGCAAAGCTCGAAGAGATCAAGCAGGCGATCAGGGCGACCGGCGCGAACCCCGTAGAAATCCTTGGTGCCTAATGGCTGTCCTCTCCTACCGCGAAGTCCTGCCGCGCACGCTGTCGCACAAGTTTGGCGAAGCACCAACTGCCGAGATCAAGTACGTCTGCACGCTCGACGGCGCTACTAACACGCAGGACATCATCAACACCGTTGGCATCTTCCACGGTGCTTCACATCCAGAGTTTTCCTACCTGCTCTGCCTGAACGTCGCCGTAAGCGAAACCGATGCGTTTCATGCGGAAGTCACGTACAGTTTTGAGTCGCCGCAGGAAGGCACGCCGAGTTTCCAATCTAGCCCGCTGTCACGTGCCGATATTTGGTCGTTCAGCACAAGCGGGATTTCTGTGCCTGCGTTCCGCTACTACAACGGCAGCGGCAACAACGACATTAAGCCGCTCATCAACTCGGCTGGCGACATCATCGAAGGTGCGCAGGCGATCGAAGGTGAACTGAAACTGTCGATCGCCGGGAACCGCGCCACGTTCCCCATCGCCAACGCCGTGGCAGTGACGGGGGCGCTGAACTCCGATTCATTCCTTGGTGCTGCGGCGTATCAGTGGATGTGCCACGGCATCAGCGGCCAGCCAGCCGTCGAGGTGGTTAACGGCATAGAGGTGAACTTCTGGCAAGTCACTGCGGAACTGTCGTTTAAGGCCAGCGGCTACCAGTTGTATCTGCCGAACGTCGGTTGGAACTACGTGAGCGGCAGTTCCAAGAAACGCTGTTATGTGTTTGAGGAAGGCGGCATCGAAAAGATTGCGTCTGCGTCTGTGATGGCGTTGAACGACGATGGCAGCATTCGGTTCAATAACGACTTCACCGGCAGCGGTGCGCCAACGATCCTTCCACGCCGCGTGAATCCTGCCGTCGCTTTCAGCACCTACTTCGGCACGCCACCTTTCTAGGAGTTTTTCGTATGGCAGACATCAACTACACGATCACGGGCCAAGTGCAAAAGGGTGCGTTGTCGCAGTCGTTTGCGGCATCGGGCATCACTGCGGACATTGCCACCGCTGGCGTTCTCAGCGTAACGCTCAACCTTGGAAC